GATCGTCTTCACGCCACCGACTTCTTTGACCATATCTTTCGGCATGTCTTGCGCCATCACGCCGTAGTCGCGCTCCCCACCAATATCGTATTCCTTAGCGGAGAGACCGTCTAGCATCTTGCGGGTCTTTGCGTTTCCATCTTTGACGTTGGACTTCATGTCTTGGTCAGATATGTCTCGGCCCAAAGCGCCTCCAAGTTGCCCACCCGCAGCCATAAGTGCCATGCCCAAAGCAGGGTTACCAAGGAAGCCCAAACCACCTATGGCAGAGCCAATACCGCTACCTGTGCCGAAACCAAACATTGAATTTCGCTCTTCTTCTGCTGCTTTTCGAGCCTGCTCCTCTTGATACTTTTGAATTTCGCCCTGAGTCTGCAACTGCTGCATCATTTCATCAGCCTGGCGTAGACGCGCTAAGTCTGCTGCTGCTGCTTGTGCTGCTGCTTGTGCACCACTGGCCCCTACTGCTCTTTGTGCTGCTTGCTGAGTTGCTCCGGCGAATGGGCCACGGGCTGCTGCACCCACACCCATCTGAGCTGCTGCAAGCTCTCGTTGCTGCCGCATAATATCTTGCGCTGCTTGGCTTCTGCGATCACGACGACGAAGGTCACGCGCTTCTCTGCCTAATTGCATAAACTGCTGAAGTTGCGGACCCTCTAGTCCTGCTTGTTGACCCCTGTAGCGCAGAGACTCTTGATTGCGGTAAGCATTGTTTTGAATGCCAGCGTAAGCAGGTTGGTTTCTCTCGGGAGTTACTTCTTGCCCTGGAGCGCCGGTTGGTTCTTCGTATCTATCTGCCATCTTATAACCCCAATGCTTGTAAAAGTCTTAGTCGATCTTCGAGTGTAGGACTTCTTAAAGGAAAGCTATCGGAAACTGATTGACCCATGGCCTCTCTTGCGCGAGCCTCAGCAGCCGCTTGCTCTCTAGCTAAGCGTCTTAATCTTTGCTCTCTAAGCGATGGAGCATTAGGATCTCCCAAAGCTCTTGTTGCCGCAAGAAACGGAAGGTCCTTATTTTCTCCAATATAAACGGTATTCATTTGAGGAGTAGCCGCCATGTCACCAGCGGTGTTTGAAAATATAGTTTGCTCTGGAGCAAAGTTCTGTAGTTCCTGAGAAAGAAGAAACCTGTCAGCATCCCTATTTAGTGCATCAACCGCGATCTGATTTGCCTGACTTTGACGAAAAGCTTCTGTATCGGCTCTCCTAAGAGCCGCCATAGCCATGTCATCAGCAACATCTTGCTCTAACTGCCTGGCAGCCTGAACTCTCATAAAATCATCAGCTTGTTTATTAATGGCTTCGACTGCTCGTTGGTTTCTTTTGCGTAGTTCTATATCCGCAAGAGTTTTCTCTTGGAGAAGCTCTCTTTCAACAGCATCGATTGCTGCATCCTGCTGCCCCATCTGAGAGCCAGCGTACAATCTCTGAAGAGTATCCTGCCCTGGATCATAGTTAGGGTTCTCGTTAAGAAAGTCGATCGCTCCCTGCACGCCGCCCTTGGCTTCAGCAGCCTTCAAGCCCTCGGCCAGCGCACTTTGCTCCGCTAAGTAGCTAGCGCCCTGTCCTGCTAATGCGCTTGCAGCACCAAGACCCGCCTGAAACATACCGCCAATATCTTGCGTCTTCTTGCGATATTCACGCAATCGCTTTTCTGCCTCGCCAGCCGCAACAACGTCACCAAGTCTCTTGCGCCTAGCAAACTCTGCTTGCCTCTGTTGCGCTTCACGCGCCTTTGCCTGCTGTGCTGCACCACCAAGAATCTGTTGTGCCATACGACCACGCTGCAATTCATCGACAGTGCCAGTGGCTTGCTGCCTTGCCAGTTCTTCAGCAGCCTGCGCTGCGATAAGTTGAGCTTCTGGTTCCATGATTGCTCCTTACACCGGTGCGATGGTTTGCGCTGCTGGCAGCTTGAAGGTTCCTGGGCGAGCACCAATCTCAAGGGCTAGACCATTGAGTGTTATCCCTGAGTTGTTGCCGGTAACAGTAAGTCTTACTTGAACAGCCTTACACTTTTGCTGAGACAAATGAATGCGAAGATTATTGGGAGCATCTGGCATCGTTGCAAGGTAATGATTCTCCGTGAAGCCATCGTAATCAAAAGCAAGTGAGATTTGTAGATTTACATCTCCAGAGTCTTTGTCTGTGTACAGAAGCATAGCCCTGTAAACTCTTTGAGCGCCTTGAATACCATTGATGCTGATTGGCATAAAATCAATCCGCATATTGTATGCGTATGTTGAGGTGCCACCATCATCAAGATCGGTGTTTGTATCCTGATAAGCGGTCGTAGATTGCCGTCGAATAGGCGAGTGGTCGGACAAGATATAATGCGTGTCGTCACCACTTCCACCAGTGGCACTGTAGTTGATTTGATCAACGATATGTTCGCCTAGGTCCCAGACACTCCACTGCTTGTAGAAGGTGTTAAAACAGCAGATTGTTGAACGAGTGCTAGTGGATGACGGCTGTATCAAAAAGCGAATCTCGTTATTGTGGTCAAATACATCAATGCTCTTCACTATTCCCTTATCGAGAACCGTATCCTCGACAGGGGCACCAACATACTGAATCTGGCCATTTGGTGTCACCAGGTAAATACCACGGTCAGCCATGTAGAATGTGCCAAACGAGTGCGACAAATGAGCAGTTCCCGGTACAGCCCCTTGCCCATGACCAAGCAGCGTAGGCTGGCTGAAGCCACCTTGGCCAATAGCATTAGGCCCATCGCCGCTTACAGCAAAGACCGAATCCCTGGTGAACAGACACAAGAAATTTGGATTAGACTCAATGCCTGTAATCTCTGAAGCATCACCAGGCACATCAATGACAAACTGCGGCACAGGGAAACCAGCAGCAAAACCTTGCTGAAGAGGCTTAGAGTATCGAACAAATTCAGTGGGAGTCGCTAGGAATACGCGGCCCTTATGCTCGATTGCATCTGTGATTGAACCAGGTTGGTAGTTATCAAGGACACCGCCAGTCGTGTAAATTACAGGCGCTGCATCAAATACGTCTTGAACCTCACCAAAATCATAGAACGTAAAGTCTCTTTGCGACTCATCGAGAATCGCTGTCTTCACCTTCTTCAACAACACCCCATCGCCAGACGGAGTGCTTCGATACATCGTGACTCTAATTGCCCCTCGCTTCAGGCTAACGTCACAAGCATAGACCTTGGCACAGATAGCTGTTTTGGTAGCAGTGGTATCGACTTGAATCTGTGGCGTTGTGACTGACTCGTGAATGTTATTCAGGGAGTCAATGAACTCATAGACGAACGAGTAAGTATAAGTCTTAGAGGCCGTAAGGTTGGATAGAAAGTTTGTTGCGATAGGTGTCAGTGTTCGCACCTCGGGATACTCGTAGAACCCATTCTCAACCAAGGTGTTACCATCGTAGGCACACAATACGCCGCCGCCAACCAATAACTGATTACCAACATCAACAGCGGGCAAAGACCTAGCAGGCAGTGGATCAAACTCAGTGATACCTACAGAATAGAATTGGTCGCTCCCTACTTGGCTAGCCAACGCGCTATCTTCTGAGTCGGTGTACGTGTTGCCATCGGCTGTAAGAACATTAGACCCAAAGAGAAAGTTGGTCCCTATCTTACCGTATCCGCCAGGAGAGATTCTCTGAACGCGCGAAACACCGTCAAACATACGAAGGTAGTTGCGATAAACACTCTCATAGTCTGAACTGTAGTTGAGCGAGGATGAGCCAGTCGGAGTACATGCCAGCAGCCGCCCCTCGGTATCAATCAATGAATTGAATGAGTTGAAGCTTCCTGTGTTGCCGTTGGTCCTTGATATGTTTACGTAGGTCTTAAGGCCAACACCCGTGGCGTCTGTCTTTAGGCTTGTAGACACATAATCTCGAAAGCTGTCTGATATAAGAGATGCGTTTTTGCAAATTGAGACAGGTGCGTTTGGAGCGACGATGGCATCGTGATCCCCATCAATATATAGAACCTCGTGATTCTTGGTTCTTATCAGCTCATTGTCTTCATCTAAGGAGATTGTGATGTGAGATGAAACACCTGTAGACCCCAAAAAGTTATCAATTGCATCTGCAATTGTTACGCTGTCACCTGCAATAAACCCCGCTCCTGGCTCAATTACGGAAACATAAATGTTCGCTGAACCGGAAGGCGCATTTTGTTGAACATACAAAACACACTCTGACGAAAACTCAGCACCGCTAATCGCTCCTGGTAGAGTTGAATCGGGGAGAACTCGCACAAGCCCTTCTGCCTCAGACCCAGAGTGGGCTCCTGCAATTGTAACTTCTTTAATGCCTCCATAGTTAGTAGAGTTGTATTCAAAGAAAGCACTGCCGCCGCCACTGCTTAACATCGTAGGGTCATCTGCTGTGCCAGTAAAAGCCACCTGAGATGATACCGTAAGGAATATGTCAGAAGTGTCTGCCGCAATAAGACTCTGAGTTCCATTAACAAGGAATCGATAAGCAAGACTGCTGTGTTCAATTGGTCCAGCAGTACCAGACGCAGTAAGCCCTGCGTTGATAAACCGATAAACAACTTCAGTCTCGTAAGTCTTGCTGCCGCCTACAAGTTTTCTCGTAAACGCCACCATAAGGGGGAACTCGCCACTAGCAAGAGTGTCCTCTGGGTCGCTATACGTCAAAGCAAGACCAAGAAAGTTGCCTGCTCCGTATCCAATGAATTTAGTGTCGATTGTTGTCGATGTTACTGCACCACTGAAGTCCGTATTCGCGGCGGTAACGTCTTTCTCTATGTCTGCGTCCCAATTTGACGCAAAGCTGGAAAAGCTAAACTTCGCAACGTTTATCTCGTTTGTTTCAAAGCTTGCAAAGTTTTCCTGATAGTATGCGATATAAAGCGCAGTTTTATCAGTGCTGATTGTTGCGCCAATACTTGGTGCATTAAAGTGGATTTGTATATTCGCACTTCCACTGGTTCTTAATGTGGATGCCGATGTGCCTGTAAGTACAGGTGGCGTTGTCCCTGTAAAGTTAAACTCTCTGGCCTGAATTGTGGGTAGTGCGCCAGTGCTATTTACGTTGCTATACACCAGGTAAATCTTACCGTTGCTAGCCTCAAACATATGCAAAGAAGGCAAACAGGCTACTTCTTGAAAAAATGCATTTGTACCCGAAGCACCAGACCTGCTGAAGCTCACAATCTCAGTAGGAGCACGATAGAAAGACCCGCTCGCAACTTCGCGAACCGCCATCATAATCTGAATGGTGTCGCCAGAAGCCGCTCTAGATGGCGTTACCTGCACATAA